TACAAGAGGAAGAGGCGATACTCGATGGAAAAGAACCTGAAGAAAAAAAAGAACGTGTATTTAAAGGATTTGCTGAAGGAAGATCTAAATGAGTTACGAGCAAACGCTATATAGTATAATTGAGCCTATTAAGAAAACTACGATTAGTAGACTTAATAAAGGTAAAAAATGGAAATACGGATATGACAAAGAGCACGATGTTGTTGTTGTATCTAAGACTGGTCAAATAGGTGAAATATACGAGATTCAGAATTTAAAAATAGCTCTACCAAAACCGCCTAGCAATGTCTACGCTAACGAAGAGCAGAAGTGGCGTAAAATAGAATACCCTAAGTCTTTAGAAAAAATAAAAAATATATTTGACTGGAGAGCTTATCCTGAAGAGCAAAAAGAACAATGGTACGATTATATAGATGAAGAATTCAAAAGAAGAGACGAAGGCTTCTGGTTTTGCAATGCTGGTGTTCCAACTTATCTTACGGGAGCTCACTACATGTACCTCCAGTGGTCGAAAATAGACGTTGGTGCTCCAGACTTTCGCGAAGCTAATAGGTTGTTTTTTATATTTTGGGAAGCTTGTAAGGCTGACAAAAGATGTTACGGCATGTGTTATCTTAAAAATAGACGTTCTGGGTTTTCTTTTATGAGCTCTGCTGAAACCGTTAACTTAGCTACAATATCGAGTGATAGTAGATATGGAATACTATCCAAAAGTGGTGGTGATGCTAAAAAGATGTTTACTGACAAGGTTGTACCTATATCTATAAACTATCCTTTTTTCTTCAAGCCTATTCAAGATGGTATGGATAGACCTAAGTCTGAGCTAGCATATCGTGTGCCAGCGAGTAAGTTTACTCGTAAAAAAATAGAGGTTAACGAACAGTTAGAAGATATAAAAGGTCTAGACACGACGATTGACTGGAAGAACACTGGTGACAACAGTTATGATGGTGAGAAACTTTCTTTACTTGTTCACGATGAAAGTGGTAAGTGGGAAAGGCCTGACAATATACTTAACAACTGGCGAGTTACAAAGACTTGTCTTAGACTAGGTTCTAGAATAGTTGGTAAGTGTATGATGGGTTCAACAAGTAACGCTTTGGATAAAGGCGGTGATAATTTTAAAAAGTTATATCAAGATAGTGATGTAACGCAAAGAAATAGAAATGGTCAAACACGTTCTGGTTTATACTCTCTGTTTATCCCAATGGAATGGAACTATGAAGGATTCATTGATGAATTTGGAAGCCCTGTCTTTAATACTCCCGGACGAGACGTTTATGGACCCGACGGTGAATTGATAGACATAGGTATTATTGAGCACTGGGACAATGAGGCCGATGGACTAAAAGGAGATCAAGATGGTTTAAATGAATTTTACCGTCAGTTTCCTAGAACAGAAGAACACGCTTTCAGAGATGAAGCAAAAAACAGTATATTTAACTTAGTTAAGATATACGAACAGATAGATTACAATGAAGGCATTAGAAATAGCTCTGTAGTTAACACGGGTAATTTCCAATGGGTGAACGGAGTAAAAGATACAAAGGTAGTTTTTTATCCAGATCCAAAAGGTAGGTTCAACATTAGTTGGGTTCCACCAGTAAACCTTCAGAATAGAGTTATAATAAAGAACGGAGTTAAATACCCGGGTAATGAGCATGTTGGTGCTTTTGGGTGTGATAGCTACGATATTAGTGGAACAGTAGACGGTAAAGGATCTAAAGGCGCTTTACATGGTTTAACAAAGTTTTCAATGGAAGACGCTCCGCCAAATCACATGTTCTTAGAATACATTGCAAGACCACAAACCGCTGAAATATTTTTTGAAGACGTATTAATGGCTTTAGTATTTTATGGTATGCCATTGCTCGCTGAGAATAATAAACCTAGATTGCTTTATTATTTAAAGCGTAGAGGATATAGAGGTTTTAGTATGAATAGACCAGACAAAACATGGAACAAGTTGTCTGTGGCAGAAAAAGAAGTTGGTGGTATACCAAACTCTAGTGAAGACATAAAGCAAGCTCACGCTGCGGCAATAGAAATGTATATACAAGACCACGTAGGCCACAAAGGTGATGGTAATTACGGAAACGTATACTTTAACCAAACGCTGAACGAATGGAGTAGGTTTGATATAAATAAACGTACAAAGTTTGATGCTGCAATAAGTTCTGGTTTAGCTATAATGGCGTGCAATCGGCACTTATACAAACCTCACGCTGACATAAAAAAACCAGCACTAAACCTTAACATATCAAGATACACTAACACTGGTAACACATCAAAAATAATAAAATAAAAATATGGCAGAGTCTGTTATAAAAAATTATTTCCCAAGTCAAGTCGTTAGCGACGCAGAAAAAATAAGTTACGACTACGGCTTAAAAGTAGCTAAAGCTATAGAGTCAGAATGGTTTAACGACAACAGCGGAACTGACAGATATGAAAGTTATCAAAATGATTTTCATAGGTTAAGATTATACGCTAGAGGAGAACAGTCAATAAAGAAATACAAAGACGAGCTTTCTATAAACGGCGACTTATCATATTTAAACTTAGACTGGACGCCAGTGCCAATTATACCTAAGTTTGTAGACATTGTGGTTAACGGCATAGCAGAACGCGTGTACGATATTAAAGCGTATTCTCAAGATCCTAATGGCGTTGCTAAACGAACAGAGTATATGGAAAGTATACTTGGCGACATGGCAGCTAAAGAAATGAATGACTTCGCGGCTGAAGAGTTCGGCATGAACTTGTATGAAAACGATCCTGAAACTTTACCACAGACACAAGAAGAGCTAGAGCTTCACATGCAGCTAACTTACAAGCAAGCCGTAGAAATAGCTGAAGAGCAAGCTATAAAAGTTTTGATGGAAGGCAACAAGTACGATTTAATTAAAAAGCAATTTTTTTACGATCTAACTGTATTAGGTATTGGTGCGGTAAAAACTAGTTTTAACACGTCTGAAGGTGTAGTTATAGACTATGTTGACCCAGCCAACTTGGTTTACTCTTACACAGAGTCTCCTTACTTTGATGACATATATTATGTTGGTGAAGTTAAAACAATACCTATAAATGAATTAGCTAAACAATTTCCGCATTTAGAACAATCTGATCTAGAGGAAATAAACGAAACAAACTCAGCCCCTCAGACTAATAAGCATAGAGGTGGAGGTTATGAGAATCAAGACAACAACAAAGTTTCTGTACTATATTTTAATTATAAAACGTACATGAACGAGGTGTATAAAGTTAAAGAAACAGGTAGTGGAGCTAATAAAGTTATAGAAAAAGACGATAGATTTAACCCGCCTGAAGACGCTGAAAACTTCTCTAAATTACAAAGATCAATAGAGTGCTTGTACGAAGGCGCTATAGTTTTAGGCACGAACAAATTGCTTAAGTGGGAGATGTCAAAGAACATGATGAGACCTAAAAGTGATTTTACTAAAGTTAAAATGAACTACAGTATTGTAGCGCCTAGAATGTACAAAGGTAAAATAGAGTCTTTAGTTAAGCGCATTACGGGTTTTGCAGATATGATTCAGCTTACACATTTAAAGCTGCAGCAAGTAATGTCTAAAATGGTTCCAGATGGTGTTTATCTTGACGCTGATGGTTTAGCTGAAATAGACTTAGGTAATGGAACTAACTACAGCCCACAAGAAGCTTTAAACATGTTCTTTCAAACAGGTAGTGTTATTGGAAGAAGCTTTACTTCAGAAGGTGACATGAATCCAGGTAAAGTGCCTATTCAAGAAATAACTTCTGGATCTGGAGGCAACAAAATACAAGCGCTAATAGGTAATTATAACTATTACTTACAAATGATACGTGATACTACGGGTCTTAACGAAGCTAGAGATGGTAGCACGCCAGATGAAAGAGCTTTGGTTGGCGTTCAAAAAATGGCTGCAGCAAACTCAAATACTGCAACTAGGCATATATTAAATTCTGGTTTGTATTTAACAACTGAAGTAGCTGAAGCTTTGTCTTTAAGAATATCTGATATAATAGAGTATTCGCCTACAAAAGATGCTTTTATTCAAAGTATTGGCGTACACAATGTAGCTACGCTAGAAGAAATGAGCAACTTACACTTATATGACTTTGGTATATTTTTAGATTTAGCTCCAGACGAAGAAGAGCAAGCTAAGCTAGAAAACAACATACAACAAGCTTTAGCTCAGCAGACTATAGACTTAGAAGATGTTATTGATTTAAGAGAAATAAAGAACATTAAGCTAGCTAATCAACTTCTTAAAATACGTAGAAAGAAGAAGATGCAGAAAGACCAGCAAATACAACAACAAAACATTCAAGCGCAGTCTCAAGCTAATATACAACAACAACAAGCATCTGCTCAAATGGAAGTGCAAAAGCAACAGGCTCTTAAGCAAGCTGAAGCTCAGCTAGCTCAAATGCAAGCTCAACTCGACGCTCAAAAACTACAAGCAGAGTCTGTCATTAAAGAAAGACTTATGGCTCAAGAGTTTCAATATAACATGCAGCTTAGAGCTATGGATAATCAGACGCTGATGAATAGAGAAAAAGAAAAAGAAGATCGTAAAGATAATAGAACTAAGATCCAAGCTTCACAACAATCAGAGCTTATAGATCAAAGAAAGTCAGGTAAACCACCTAAAAACTTTGAGTCATCAGGTAATGATACTATTGGAAGTGGATTTAATTTAGGTGGTTACGATCCTAGATAAATTACTAATTTATATTTTATATTATGGAAGAAAACGAAAACGTAGTCGAAGAGACTACACAAGAACAGGCTGTAGAGACAGTTGATGAAACTAAATTTGAAAGCGCTGGCGATGACAGTGTTATTAAAGTAGATTTAAGCAAACCAATTGAAAATGAAGACCAAGAACAAACAGCAGAAGCTGCAGATGGCTCAGCTGACGACGCAGGAGTGGTTGGAAGCGATGAAAGTGCCGACGCCACACCGGAACAAGAAGAAGTACAGCCGGAAGCCGAAGCACAAGATGCAGTACTAGAAGAAATTACTGATGAAGAGCCGAACGAGGCTTTGAAAGAATTAGTTGACGAAGTAGACGAAGCTGTTGAAGAAGCTGAGGTTACTGGCAAACCGTTACCAGAAAACATTCAAAAGTTAGTTGACTTTATGAATGAAACTGGCGGTACACTAGAAGACTATGTTAATTTAAACAAAGATTACTCTGGTTTAGATAACTTAACTCTTTTAAGAGAATACTATAAGCAAACTAAACCACATTTAGACGCGGAAGAAATAGACTTCATGATGGAAGATCAGTTTTCTTTTGACGAAGAAATAGACGAGGATAGAGATATAAAAAGAAAGAAATTAGCTTTGAAAGAGCAAGTTGCTCAGGCAAAGAACCACTTGGAGAGTGTAAAATCCAACTACTATGATGAAATTAAAAATGGCTCAAGGTTGACAAAAGAACAACAAAAAGCTATTAATTTTTTCAATAGGTATAACAAGGAATCGGAAGAGTCCAATAAAGTAGCTGAAAAGCGACTTAATACTTTTAAGCAGAAGACTGATAATCTTTTTAACGACAAGTTCAAAGGTTTTGAATACAACGTCGGTGATAAAAAGTACAGGTTTAATGTTAAAAATAAAGAGTCGGTTAAAGAAACACAGAGTGACATTAACAACTTCATCAAAAAGTTTTTGAACGAAGACAATACAATCTCTGACGCTAAAGGTTATCACAAATCTTTATACACAGCTATGAACCCAGACGCTGTAGCACAGCATTTTTACGAGCAAGGCAAAGCTGACGCTCTAAAAGATAGTGTTGCTAAAGCTAAAAACGTTAGCATGAATCCTCGTCAAGAACACGGCGGAGAAGCTAATACTGGTGGATTAAAGTTTAAAGTTTTGGGCCAAAATTCTTCTGATTTTAAGTTTAAAATTAAAAACAGAAAATAATTTATTAACCCATTTAAAACTATAAAAAAATGGCAATTACAAGTGCAAACGGAATAGACGCAGCGCCTAGAAAACAGACGCTAAACTCTAATTACGTTGATTTTACAAGTTCAGCTACTGAAGGCTGGGCACAACAATACTTACCAGACTTAATGGAGCAAGAAGCTGAAGTCTATGGTAAAAGAACTATCGCAGGATTTTTAGCTCAAGTAGGTGCTGAAGAGCCTTCTGCTTCTGACCGAGTAATTTGGTCTGAACAAGGTCGTCTACACTTAGCTTACACTGCTACTTACAATGACAACAACACAGACTATACTATCGTTAATGACGTAGATGGAAATGCAGTTGGTGCAAACCACGGTATTAGAGTAGGTGATATGGTTATCATGTCTGTAGCTGGTGCTACTGCTAAAGGTTATGTTTCTGCAATCGATCCAGATAGTGACAATGATGATCAAATTAGAGTTATCGCTTATGGAGCCGCAAACATGACTACAGCCTTAGGTTCTACTGCTACTACAGCAGGAGCTGTAAGAATCTTAGTTATTGGTTCTGAATTTGAAAAAGGAACTGACGGAAGATCAGCTGCTAACGCGCCAAAATTCAAGTCTCACTCAAACAAGCACATCATCATGAAGGACTTCTACGAAGTATCTGGATCTGATGCTGCTCAAGTTGGTTGGGTTGAAATTTCTGGTGAAGAAGGTCAAAGTGGTTACTTATGGTATTTAAAAGCCGCAGGTGATACTAGAGCTCGTTTCTCTGATTATTTAGAGATGACTATGCTAGAAGCAGAAAAAGCTGTTGACGGTGCTGGAGCAATTGGTGGTACTGATCAAAGTACTTCTGATGGTACTGAAGGTTTATTCGCTGCTATTGAAACAAGAGGTCACCAATCATCTGGTGTTACTGGTGTTAATGCTGCTACTGATTTAGCTGAGTTTGATCAAATTTTAGCTACATTCGACCAAAACGGTGCTATTGAAGAAAATATGTTATTTGTAGACAGAGGAACTTCTCTTGCTATAGATGATATGTTAGCTTCTATGAACTCTTATGGTGCTGGTGGTACTTCTTACGGTGTTTTTGACAACCAAGAAGATATGGCGTTAAATTTAGGTTTCTCTGGTTTCAGAAGAGGATCTTACGATTTCTACAAATCTGACTTTAGATACTTGAATGATAAAGCTACAAGAGGTAGTATTAACGCTAGAGATACTGTAGCTCC